TTAGCTTGTTATACCAGCGTGAAGAGAAAGGGAACCACCCGATTAGGAATGATTCCCCGAAAATAGTTACTTTATATAGTTTGCTCATGGCTATTTCTTTTTCAAATTAGACATCACACATTTAATCACTTCATAAATGAAAATAGCAAGAAAAATAGTAGTCCATGGATATTGGTTTATCAGTTCATAAAAATCTCTCATAGTTTTACCTCCTTCCACTCACTTTCTATAATCACATGTTCACACTTATTACACCTATGCAAATAAGTTGGGAATGGTGCCGTTGTATAGTCCTCAACAGCTATTTCTATACTGCCACATTCCGGACATTCTATCTTTACCTCTTTGATACCGGGATAATCCCAAAAGGATAATTTGCCTTTCACGTCCTTAATTGGATTTTCGTAGAGAATAGGGTTAGCTAGTACCCAGTTATAAACTCCTTTCTCTGCCCAGATGGAAGGATGGTTTTGTACACAGTCTATTATCTCGACGCTTCCGATTATGGAGCCTGTACAAAAACTAAAATCTTTCCACTCTTTGTTTTCCGGTAATGCCAATAACTGCTCATTGGTAAGTATTGAATCATAGAAATTATCATAATTCAAAGGTTTACCGCTTGAATGAATCAGTACCCTCTGCCCTAAGTATTTCTTAGGGCAGCTCCAAGTACGGTTCTCAATGTCTTTAATACCATGGACTATCAAAGAGGCCCACGGCTGTTTTATGGTTATTGCTTTCATTTTTTATTGTTGTTCTTTAATATCTCATCGAAAGACGGAATAGGTAACCAATGGGTAATGCCTAATCTTTCTTTATTAACATTCACCCAAAGATGAAAGCTGGCAAATAAGGAAGCCATAAGCCCCTCTTGTCAGAACCACTGTGTTATTTTCCGGCAACCGTTCCTTAACACTTATCCAAGGTGATTGCTTTGACTGCCATTCGGCACCAGCTTTGAAGGCAAATCCCAAACTCACAATTCTTGTTTTATCAGCATTAGGATTGTTTTTAAGCCAACTATCCCAATATTCCTTTGCTGCTTCTTCTACTGTCTGTTTCATATCTCTCCTTTCCACCTATCCTAGCAGCATATACATTACTACTAGGAATAGGTAATAAATTGTTGTTTTACTCATTACTATCTTGTTTTGAATTAAAGTACAAAGCATTTCACCTTGTAAAACAATCTACCTGGTGAACTCATGGCATAAACGTCTCCGTTGGCAAATTCAATTTTATTGCCTGTGCAGTTGATTATTCTATTATCTTCACTCTCCAATTTAAGAACCTCTTCTTTTGTCATATTTCATCCTCCTCTATTTCAAGTAAGACATTAAGTTCCACACTATCCGTAAATCCATCATCAGGATATACAGTTTCTTTTTCTACATATTCAATCCCGTGAACACGTATAAATTTAGCGTTCTCTTCATCCCAGTTTGATTCTGTTCTATCTGTGAGCATAAATACATTGGCTGATTTAGGCATTTTTTTAAGCTTTTCTATAAGCTCTCCAACAGTTAATGTTTTCATAATTTTATTCCTTTTTAATTTAATATTAATCATCTTCAACGAAAGTGTTAGTCGTGTTTATCACACCAGCAGAATCAACGCTCTTACCATCCCGGATAAACACTTTTTCTCGCATTAACTCTTCATAGTCATATCGTGACATTCCGATTACACACACACGACCATCAACATACAATTTACATTTCATTAATTCAGTTTCTTCTATCGGACCGATAACATCTATTTGAATTGTTCTTTTATTCATAATTCATTCCTTTCTAAATTAATTATTAGTTAATTGGCAGTTTCATAAAACACATCCACATAGTCTTTCCATGTCTTCCAGTAGTATGGCCGAAGAGTGGTTGCCGATTGATGGCACTCAATACTTCCCTAACTGTTATCTGATCCTCATTCCATTTGAAAATCAGAACTCCGTAGTCATCCAGAACACGAAAGCATTCATCAATTCCCTTTTTTATCACCCTTGGCCAATCTTCAGGAAGTTTACCATACTTCTTGGCTAACCAACTATTTTTGCCAACCTTTAGCAAATGGGGTGGATCAAACACTACCAGTTTAAAGGATTTATCCAAAAACGGCATATCGGTAAAGTCCGATACGATGTCTGGGTGGACTTTCAGATTCCGCCCATCACAAAGAATGTATTCTTCGTCCCTAATGTCAGCAAACAAAGCCAAAGGGTTTTTTTTGTCAAACCAAAACATCCTACTGCCACAACAGGCATCTAATATAAGTTTTCCATTTTCCATTAAGCTATTTCTTTTGATTTCTTCAATCTCAACTTTCTCAATACTTTGCAAAGTGCTTCAGTATTTTTTCTCGCTTGTGTAACCTCCACCGCATTCCCGATAAATTTCTTTTGGTCAGCTTGTGTGCCTATTAAAACATAATCTTCAGGGAATCCCATAATCTTTTTGAGTTCCGGAATGCGAAGCATCCGCATTTTAATATCCACTATGCCATACAGTGCCATGAACTCCTTTATCTTCACGGTCATAGGACTATCATTGTTGTAGATTTCAATCGCTACCTGACCGCTTTCTGTTGCTACCAGATAAGGCGGCATCTTATCCATGCGGGCTATTAATGTGAAGCAGGGGCTATCAACAGAGCCGCCAGCACTGTTGAACTGTGGATTCATCAGATAGTGCCATTTCCTGTTTGCGGTAATGGTCTGGGAGGGTTCCTCTATACTGCTACCTACATTTGAGAATGCAGTATTCATTATCCACGGCTGGTATGTTACCAAGTTTTGTTTCGGTGTTGTGGTAACAGCGGGGCATGGCGAGTTTATATCAGACACCTGACCACCTCCAGAATATTGATTCATAAAAAATGGAGATACAAGGGAAAGTCTGTCTTTAGTCAGAAGTGTAGGACAAGGCTGATTAATATCCTTTCCTGTATCCTTAAAGTTATAAGAACACATAAATCGGCTTTCAATTAAAGCCATCCTGTCCTTCGTTGTGACCGTTGGAGCTGGAAGGTCTACCGAATGATTATGTCCATTTCCATAATAAGCAGAAACAAAAACATGGTGGTCTTTGCAGGTGATTGCACCTGCCGGTTCTTCTACAGACACATTCTTGCTTTCGGGATGTCCGCTGAACTGTTTGGAGAGGAAACTTACCTGTACCTTTGCAAAGCGGTTTTCAGTAGTCAACACTCCGCATGGTTCATCAACTGATTTGCATGTGTCTTGAGGGCGAACCGTATTGTAACGGGAAAGGAAAGCATCCTTTCCTCCGGCTACAAACTTGATAAGTCCAGCATAGATACGTTCAAGCGTTTTCTCTGCAAGAGGCTTTTCCCTGAAGATGGTAGTTCCTTCATCAGAGAAATCAAGCACATCTTTTACCGGCTTCCACTTCTCCAGCCGCGAGAACATATCTTGCCTACCACCTTTACAATGGGTCGGTTCTGGGAATACTATCGGCAAGTTCTTTTTAGCAAAGATGCCGAAGAAGCGTTTTCTTGTGGTGTAGGCACCGAAGTCGGCAGCATTTAAGATGCGGTGCTCAAAGTTGTAACCGTACTTCTTGACATTGCGCACCCACTTTTGATAAAGCCGGCCTTTGTCCATGCTGATAGGTTTCCCATTCTCATCCATATCTCCCCATGACATAAACTCTTCTACATTTTCAATCTGAATGTAGTCAGGGTCTATAACATCAATATAACGGAAGAGATGTTCTGCCAACGTTCGGCTGTCGGCATCTCTCGGCTGACCGCCTTTGGCTTTCGAGAAGTTAGTACACTCCAAAGAGGCATGAAGCATTATCATGGCATCAGGGTATAGCTGACGGATACGTTCTACAATAGTGCTTATCGGGGAAAGTTCCAGTGTACGGATATCCTCAATAAAGTGAAGTGCATCAGGGATATTGGCATCATGTGAAAGAATGGCATTCTTGTCATGGTTCACACAACAAACAACTTTTGCACATTTATTTCCATCCAATCGTGCTGCTTCCACACCTTCGGATAAGCCACCAGCGCCACAAAAGAGATCAATAACAAATAGTTCTATATCGGACAGACCTTCAATGGATTTTAAGATGTCTTTCTGCGATTTCATAACTTCTCCTTTTTAAACAGGTGGCTGAACGCATTATCCAAATCCAAGTCTAGATTCAGTTTGGACGGGAAAGATTTAATGTATTCGTACATCTTATAAGCGAGGTTGTCATCATCACCGCATCTGTCAATCAGTGTGAGCAACATGGCGTTCACCATGTCAGAATCATTGCCGAAGTTTTCCTGAGTGGATTCGCTGCAATGATTCACATCACTTTTCAATCTCTTTATCGCGGCTATGGCTGTGTTGAAGTTTCTTTTTGAATCGTGTCTGAGTTCAAAGCCTTCTTTCTTGTATTGCTGCTGCATTTCTAGAAGGTTGGTTTCTAAAACGTCCGTGAGGACAAATACGATGTTGGTTATCGTATTCAGTTTGTCTGTTCCTTGCATAATCGTGTATTCTTATTTCTAATTCGAATGAATCCCCTTCGTTCTGTTTCTTCTAACAGTGGAAAGTCTTCATTCTTGATTTCACATTCTGTTTCGTAGTTCACGGAAGTATAACTTGGGATATTGAACTTTTTCCGGATTCTTACGATAACATCCGGATTTCTTGTTACCCAGTAAACGGTTATTCTCATGGTGATATCAGCATTTTTCTAGCTTCCTCATCTCCTGCATCAGCACGGTGCTTGATTTCAATGTACTCAGCATAAGAGATTCTGTTATCTCCACGCTCCTCTATCTCTTTTTCACGTTGGTTTCTGTATCGTTCACGCTCTTTCCGTTCAATATCTTTCCGACGTTCAGAAACGTAGTCCAGCATCGCACTTGTTATTTTCAATGGATCTATTGAACCGTAGAACCGCCCATACTTCCCTGACTTAAACCGTGCTATGAAAAAACAGATTTCAGCGGCATTTATATAATAATACTCCGAAAGGAATATCTCCGATAGTTCAGAAAGTTGCTCTTTCGCTATCTTGGTTGAAACTTCTGCAAAGTCATTCAATGAACCAAATTGTATCTTTAGCCATTCTATCGGTGTTTCATCCCCATAAGTAGAAGACAATAGCCCTAAACTCGGAATGCTGTCATTCAACGCCAGTTCTGAATGGGTTGCATTACATCTGACAAGTTTGAACTGCAAATCAGGGTTGTAATCAAGAATGAATTGTGCAGGATCGGGATATTTATTCAATAACGCCCTCTGCTTCAAGTTCCTTTCTCTTTTTTGCGGCAGCTTCTCTAACGGTTGTAGCGACTGCAAGAACTGAATCACGTTTTCGCTGCTCGCTATCCTGTTGATTTTTACTAAGTCTTGTCCCATTATAGTTTCCTTCCAATATTTTAGTAAAGTTTGCTTGTTTGAAAATCCAATCAAAGTCGCATTTCCAATTGCGGTCATTAGCTCCAAGTAAGAACGGGGATTGAAGAATGAGATTGAAAACACTCCTCACTGACTCTTTCCCATATTGGGCTATCCGGGCTTTTACAGCCTTTTTTCTCACATCAGTCATTGATCTTATCTGCTGGAGTCTGTCTTTGAATGTGGTATTATAGTATTCCATCAATCCGCTGTAATCAATCTTTTCAGAGGGGGAGGGCGAAGAAAGCTTGGCTTTCTTTGATACTCCGTCAGGAGTATTTTCTTTCTTTTGATGTAGAGATATATCTATATACTCTCTTTCTTCTTTCTTTGTATTTGTGCCCTCTGTGTGCCCTGATTTTTGTAAAAGTTCGGATTGCGGTAGATTGCTGTTCATGGGCTGTGCCCCAAGTTGTGCCCTTAGTTGTGCCCATTCGTGTCTTAATTCATTGATTTCCTTTTCAATACCTGTGTCCTTACTTGTGCCCTTGGTTGTGCCCATTGGATTATATTCTTCATATTTACATAAGGTTATAAGGTTCATTCCTTGATTGCACTCAACAGTTATCATACCTTTCTTTCTAAGATGCACAAGAAAGGAACGCACCTTCTTTTCAGACCATTTCCAACGCTGTGACAGAAATCTTATGGATGCAGGATATTGACCTCTTGAATAAGAGATTTCTCGACCTCCGATACTCTCCTTTCGGGGCGTTGCCTCAAATCGTGCAGACTGAATTAAGTCTAACCACGCTTCGCAACTGCTAAAAGTACGGGCTTCATTCCACATTTCATTCGAGAAAAACCTGCGGCTTAGCCTCAAAAATCCTTCGTCCATAGTCTTAGAATCTCACGTTAGTTAATTGCCTTCCGTTAGAAAATACAGCCCACTTACCATTACCGCTATCAAACAATCGTAAATCCGACACCTCTCCGAAACGTTTGATGTTACCGCATAAATCCACAATCCATCCACATTCTTTAGAAGGATGCGGGCGGATGGCACGACCGACTATCTGATACCACATGGCAAGTGACATTGTAGGACGTGCCATAACGACCGTATCAAGTTCCGGATAGTCAAAGCCAGTCGTAAGTACACCCACATTAGCTACTACCGGAATTTCACCAGCTTTGAACGCCTCAAGAATATGTTCACGTTCTTTCTTAGGAATATCACCTGAAACGATAGCGCAACCGGGTATTGACATCGTTAACCGTTCCGCTTCTTTCAAAAAACGGGTAAAGACCAAAATACCCTTCCGTTTTCCTCCGGCTTTGGGATTCATCAGCCTTTGGACGATATGAACGAGATAACCGTAGAAGTCTATCCGTTCATATTCTTTTTGAACTGACCTATCCGTATAGTCGGCACCAGTAGTATTTACTTTCAAGTTAAGTTCATTCCACCCTGAAGGATTCATTGAATAGTAATCCAACTTCGCCAAGTAGCCCATATCTAATAGGGTTGATACCTGTACATGATAAATGACCTCTGAAAAGACATGAGGTTTTGTCCGAGTGATAAATTTCAGCATGGAACCGAAATCACGACTGGAGCTTAAACGGTATGGCGTTGCTGTCAGTCCAAGAACCTTACACTTCACTGCATCAAAAAAATCCTTGTACATTCCCTCTTTGGGGTTTACAAGATGACATTCATCCACAATGATGTTCTTGAAGTGGGTAAACAGTTCGGGATGATTCTTCACACTGCCGATGGTGGCAAATGTTATCCGGCTTATCTCCTTTGAGTTAAAGGATGCTGAATAGATACTGCAATCAAGAATACCGTATGAACAGAGTTTCTTGAAATTCTGTTCGAGTATTTCCTTCGAGGGCTGAAACACCAAAGTGTGCCCGTCAAGTCTTGCAGCTATATCCGCTATGATAAGGCTCTTTCCGCTACCCGTAGGCAGAACCATGATAGCATTTGTTTTCTTCGCCTTATTGTTGAAGAAGGAAACGGCTGCATCAGAGGCCTTCTGTTGGTAATCTCGCAATACAT